AAGCATAGAGGGATCAATTAAGTTTAATATTGGCGGAATAACAAGTGTTGGCATTAACCTTATTGCAATAGGTATCCCCAACTGATGATTTTTTGTAAAAAATGCAAAGGAAGAATGTTCCTAGATAGACAATATACAGAGATAAATAATTTAGAACTGTACTGTATGTCTTGTGGAGCACGATCATTCTTTCATCCACCAAGTAATTCTCAGGAGGGCCGATGGCTATTAAAAAGGGAACAATTGAGAGCGAAGGCTACAATGTCCTCCCTGTAATTCCAGGGAATAAAAAGGTTTGGTTTCTTAACGGAGACCTAGTAAGAATACACCATTTCAACAAGTCTAATGGAATTATGTCTGTTTATAATATTACAAAGGATCAGATTGAAAGTTGTTTAATTAGTGATTTTAAAAATAAAAGAGAACGAGCATATACCGTAGGGCAGACTGCTGATTTAGTTAATCGTCATAAAAAATATATGCCATCACTAATGAAACGAAGAATCATTCCTTTTCCAACGGGATCTCAAAAAGGTGGAGCAAGAGGATTTCAAGTAAGATCGTACTACTCAGAATCACAAGTCAGAGAGATACGTGATATACTTGCTTCATACCATATTGGTAGACCAAGAAAAGATAAATTAATAACTAATGATATTACGCCCAGCAAGCAAGAGTTGACACGCAGGATGGGCGATGGTATACTTACATATAGAAGAACAGAAGATGGACGGTTTGTTCCCATTTGGGGCGAATCTATTTAACGAAGGGTATAGCATGGATAACGAATCAACAAAGGTATCTGTAACATTGGGGTACACATTAAATCTAGGAAATTTTCAATCACTAAGGTTGGATCTTGGCGTTACAGATTCAAAGCGTGATGGAGAGAATACAGATCAGGCTTTTGAGCGTGTGTACAAGTTTGTTGAAGACAAACTAACCGCTAAGATTTTAGAAGCACAATCCGAGGCTGAAGAAAAGTAATGGCCGAACGCAAAGACCGTATGGCTTTGCTTTCAAGATACAGCAAGTATCATACCGCAAGGTACGAATCAAAGCCATCTCTAAATCTGAATGTAGAACAATGGGCATCTGATGCTCTCATTGAATCCTACACACTGCCAGGATGCTACGATATACTTGAGTACTACTTTGCTGTTTCAGAAACCCCATCGTGGAATTATTTTGCATACAATGCAGAGAAAATATTACAGGCAAAAAAAGATAGACTAAAGGATAGTCAAGAAAGAGCAGAGCGTAGACGAATGGCAAAGGAGTGGCTAAGTGAATAATACAGAGTCAAAACTAATTACTGCTGTTCTTCAGGATAAGCAGATCCATGTTCTGCTACAGGCAAACGTAGATACACTACTTAGAACTCACGGAGATATTTGGAATTTTGTAAGACTTTATTTTGAGAATAACTCATCTCTTCCTCCAGTAGATTTGGTAAGAGAAAAGTTTCGTGACTTTGATCCAGTTCCAGGTGTTGGTGCTACTAAGCATCACCTTGAAGAGTTGCAAGGAGAATACTTACGGGATAGTCTAAAAGATATCTTAAGGTCTGCTGCAACTGATGTTCAGCAAGGTGAGGGTGGTAAAGCCTTAGAGGGACTTATTACAAAAACCTCAGAACTAAAAAAGAATACTGCTGCTATTCGTGATATTGATGTAACAGATCTAGAGTCTGCGATTGCTTACTTTGAAAATGTAAAGAAGCAACAAGCACTAGGTCATATTGGCATCAAGACTGGCTTGCCAGGATTTGATAACTATCTGCCATCTGGAATTATGCCAGGGCAGTTAGGAGTCTTCTTGGCATACCCAGGTATAGGAAAGTCTTGGTTAGCCCTGTACTTCGCTGTACAGGCCTGGAAACAGGGTAAGACACCCCTTGTAATCTCTCTTGAGATGTCTGAGACAGAAGTCAGAAACCGTGTCTTCACTATTATGGGAGAAGGCCGTTGGTCTCACAGAAAGATTAGTAATGGCGAGATTGAGATTGATATGCTAAAGGAATGGCATGCAAAGAATCTTCAAGGCAAGCCAGAGTTTCACATTATCTCAAATGATCAGGGTGGAGAAATTAACCCTTCAGTACTTCGTGGAAAGATTGATCAATACAAGCCAGACTTTGTAATCGTTGACTACCTTCAGTTGATGGCTCCTAACCAGAAGTCAGATAATGAAACGGTACGAATGAAGAACCTTTCAAGAGAACTTAAACTAATGGCTATTGGTGAAGAGGTTCCTATTATTGCTATCTCATCTGCTACACCAGATGATGTTAACGACCTCTCTACAGTGCCTACACTAGGCCAAACGGCATGGTCTAGACAGATTGCCTACGATGCTGACTGGGTTCTTGCCCTAGGTCGTGGAACCAATAGCGACATCATTGAGTGTGCCTTTAGAAAGAACCGTAATGGTTTTATGGGAGACTTCTTGGTTCAGTGCGACTTTGACAAGGGATATTACAGGTATAAAGACTTTGAAGATAAGTAGGTATAATATGGTATGTCAAAAATTAAGGAGAACATACCTCCAGATTTCTATCACCACAAGCCACTTAAAAAGTTTTACCTAAGTGGGATAATTCAAGACGAGGCTTTGCTTGGAAGATTAAAGATAGAATACGTAAGATTATTAGTTTCAGAGATGAGGTTGAGTGGGTATGTTCCAAGAATTGATATTGACCCAGACTTCACCTTACTGTATAATGATAGTAAAGACTTTTTTGAATTTGAATTATCTGTACACGGAGTTTACGCAGGGAAAAGGAAGAGCGAATGCATAGCAGGGGTAGATGGGACCAATCCAGTCCTTATACAGCCGAGCAAGTCAAGCGAGTCATCATTGGATCAGGCACAACAATCGAGTCAGAACTAGATGCTGACTTTATAATCTTTTGTCCATTTCACAACAATCATAGAACGCCAGCAGGAGAAGTGCACAAGACCAACGGAATGTTCTTTTGTTTTTCATGTCAGAAGTCTGCAGATCTAATAGAGTTAGTAATGCACACATCTAACAGAACATATTTTGAAGCAGCAAGATTTATAAAGAGCAAAGAAAAAGAGAGCAATCTTGCAGTGGAGATTGACCGTGCCTTAGTAAAAGAAGAACAGTATAAGCCATTTGATGAGTTAATCATTAAAAGACTTCATAACAATCTTATTTCATCTGATAGGGCTAAGAATTATTTTCAGTATCGTAAACTAACTAAGCATTCTTCCGAGAAGTTTGTTTTAGGGTATTCTGAAAAGCAGGATATGGTTACTGTTCCAGTCCACAGCCCAGACGGAGTGCCACTTGGATTTGTTGGAAGATCTATTGAGGGTAAAGACTTTAAGAATACACCAGGACTTCCCAAGAGCAAAACTCTTTTTAACTTGCACCGTGTTAAGAAATCTGATATAGTATATGTTGTAGAGTCTTCATTTGATGTGATCAGACTTGACCAACTAGGAATTCCTGCAGTCGCAACACTAGGTGCAAACGTCTCAGGTAAACAAATAGAATTGCTTCAGAAGTATTTCAATAACATTCTTGTTATTGCAGATAATGATGAAGCAGGAGGAAACATGAAAGACAGGATAATTGAAAAACTTGGATCTCGTGTATCTGTTATACAACTAAATAAAAAATATAAGGACATAGGCGATATGCCAGATGAAGAAATTAAGGCTTTAAGTTCTTCGTTTGACAAAACCATAGAGTCTATGCTAAACTAATACAAACACACAAAGGAGAAAAATATGAGCATTGTAAAGGGAATCAAGAACATCAACGCCCTGCTCGACAGACCAAAGTACGAAAACGAAGGACCAAAGGTTAAGTGGCTAAAACTTGCCGATGGGCAATCAGTAAAGATCCGATTCATTGAAGAACTCGATGAGGATTCTGCAAACTATAATGAAAAGCGTGGACTAGCACTTGTTGTTAAGGAGCACGTAAATCCAAAGGACTACAAGCGTAAGGCTGTAGACACAATGGAATCAGAAGGCCGTGACTGGGCAGAAGAAATGCACCGCAAGGATCCAAAGGCAGGATGGCGTGGCCGTCTTCGCTTCTATTGCAACGTTCTTGTTGACGATGGAATTGAAGCACCCTATGTTGCAATCTGGTCAATGGGTATCAGCAAGCAGTCATCATTTAATACAATTCGTGAGTATGCACTTGAAACAGGAAGCATCTCAAACGTAATCTGGAAGTTAAAGCGTAATGGTCAGGGAACTGAAACCAATTACACACTTATTCCATCAGCACCAGATAAGGAACCATTCGATTGGAAAGATATCGAACCTTATCCTTTGGAGTCAGCACTAAAGAAGATTCCATACGCAGAACAAGAAGCGTTCTACTTGGGCTTTGATGGCCCATCTACTACCTCAGCAACAAACGCTGATTGGTAATATGAACTACGTAGGCTTACATGTCCACACCCATTTTAGTTTGTTTGATGGGATTGCTACTCCAGAAGAATACGTGAACCGTGCAGTTGAGTTAGGGATGCCAGCAATTGCCATCACTGACCACGGTACTTTATCTGGGCATAGGGAACTGCACCGTATTGCAAAAGCAAAGGGCATAAAGCCAATTCTTGGGCTAGAGGGATACATGTGTGCAGACATATCTGATACACGAGATAAGTCTGAAAGAGAAGGTCAGCAAGATCTTGTCTACAACCACATTATCCTTCTAGCCAAGAATCAAATTGGTTTGGAAAACCTAAACAAGATTAGTGAACTATCTTGGACAGATGGTTTCTTTAAGAAGCCACGCTTTGACTTTACTATTTTAGAAAAGTATAAAGAAGGAATTATCGTAACCTCTGCTTGCCCAAGTAGCGTTTTAGTTAAAGCACTTGAAGAAGAAGAGTTTGCTCTTGCTAAGAAATATATATCTTGGTTTAAGGAACGCTTTGAAGATGACTACTATATTGAAGTCATGCCTCACAACGAAGCACATATTAATAAATATTTAATTGAACTTGCAGATGAGTTTGGAATTAAGGTTGTTGTAACACCAGACTGCCACCATGTAGACTCGTCACAAAAAGAGGTTCAAGAGTTTAAGTTACTTATGAACACACACGGCAAGTTCGTAAAAGATGCAACATATGAAAAGTCAAAGAAAAAGGGCAGCATGATGGAACGCCTTGACTATCTTTATGG